GCAAAAGGTTCGCTGGATAGGGATCACCGATCTAGTCTGGCCGGATCCCTGGAAGGCCAATTTTATCTGGAAGAAAAACGTGTACGGGCGCTGCCTTAATCTCCAGGGAAACATTACACACCTGGGGCTTGATGAGTGGAGGCGACAGTATGGATAAGTACTTCACTGTTCTCGATCGCATCGCAGCTGACGCCCAGGGCCCTATCGACGGGCCCCGAGTGAGGCAGCAAATGCGCAATGAGCTCATCCGTTTATTCGATTGCCGGCCGGAAGCCAGGTACATCATCCGCGTGTGGCGGGATGAGCGCGCTAAGCTAGATAGGTGATACCGCCTCGAGGAGGGGTCTGTTGGCCCGCTCTAACTCTCGCTCTTTCTCTTCATCAGTCGCACCGCGCAGCAGGCTTTGTAGTCCGAGCCCGCCCTCAACGACACCTTCCGATATTTCGCCCAGCGTCTCGAGTATCGGTTCCGCTATTGGCTTGACGATGGGCGCCAGGAACTGCGCGGTGTCAGATTGGAGCAGATCCACAATGCCCCGCTTCAGCCTCTGTTCATACGCTCGCACCTCAGGGCTCGGCTTATAATCCGCAACGCTGCGCCCATAGGCTGCAGCATCATCGATGAGCTCCGCCGGGAGCCCCAGGCTATACGCCCTCTCAGCTGCAGCTGCGCCGACCAGCGGCTTTCCGATCACCTCAGAGAAGATATCTTTTGCGACACTGGGGCCGTATTCAATGAAATCGGATACTTCCTGGCGGAACGTGCGGGGCTCTTCATCGAACTCGGGATCCCGCGGGAGAGACTCGATACCTTGACCCGAGTCCTCCATGCCTGGATAACTGATGAGCTCGAGAGTCGGGACGTCGGAGGAACCTACCGCTTGCGCTTCTGCTTCTCCAGGTCCAGCGAGTGCAGCGATGCCTGCTCCTGTTGTCGCTGCTGCTGTGGCATTTGTTGCAGAAGAGCGTTTAGCGCCCGCTCCTTCCTGCTGATAGTACGGTTTAGTCGTGCCAGTGTAGCGGTTAAAACGGGCTTGGGCGGGTTGGAATCCATAGAAATCGGTGCGTAGTGCCTCGATATCTCTCTGCGGATTTTCAAGTTGTTCAAGGTAATCCGCAGTCTCTCGACGCGACTTGACATTGACGTCGAAGTATCCAGGGGCAGTGTCTTTGACCTGTCCGAACTCGTTTGTAAGCTTTTTTCCGAGAGTCTCGAAATTTTTGATTTCTTCACGGACCTCTCTCCCATATGCAACGGGTTGCATTTTAGCATAACTTTCAGCGCGCCCGTCAAACTGGGGAATGCTCAAAACTCTCATGCCCAGGATTTTGTCGGCGTCCCGGGGGTCCACAATCAAGGTATAAGCCGGATATCCCTCTTCCAACAAGTAGTCTTCGATGTCCTCGAGAATGGCATCGCCTTTCCTTTTGCCGGTGTCAAAGTAGACTTCTGTACCAGCAGTGAAAAACTGTGGAAACTCATCGCCTAGCTCGGGTCTGATTCTCCTGGCGAAGAACCAGGAATCCTGCTTATCCTCGAAAGCCTGGCGCGCAGCTGCGTCTAACGCATCGACCGGGATGTAATCTCGATCGCTGACAATGTCTATATCAAGCGCAGTCTCGGGGGTTTTCATGTAGGCGCCGCGGGATGGCAGCGCTTTGATGGTCACGACATTGGGATCGGTCGATGCCTCATCTAATATACGACGATTGGCAACCTGCATTTCCTCCGTGGTGGGCACAAAGTCACGCCCCTGGAACTCTTTGCTTTGCTCCCTCGAGAGACCCAGGAACGCCGACTCCACTTCATCGGCATCCATCATCTGCTCAAAAGATCCGCCCTCTCCCTGGCGATTAGTCCATCCGCGCTGCGTCCAATAGTCCTTCTCAATAAACCATTGCAGCGCCTGCACGTCCCTGGGATCCAGGGTCTCATTCACCAGCCCTGAGTCGTTAACGATCTGAGTCACCTCTCGCAGCACGTCCTGGCCAAAGCCAAACTCTCCGCTGCTTCTAAAGTTGTCGGCGTCCACGATTTCGCCCGTAACACCGCCCTCGGCAGAGCTCGGCAGCGGCTTTCTCCCTGAGTGCCGGCGGAGATTACGCGCAGCCCAGACATCGATTGTTGCGTCTGTGGAGTCGCCAACCAGGTTGCCGGCGAAGTTTTTAGCTTTCGGCGCCATGCCTCGCCGGCGCACTCTAAATCGATCCGCCAGAGCCACCATCGCGTTGAAAGAATTAATACCAAACAACTTCCCATTCGGCTGGCGAATCAAATTTGACTGATCTTTGAAGTAAGCAGAAATATCCGCTTTCTCATCCTGCAGCGCCTTGTACGCCTCATCTTTCTCCGCTGCCTTCATAGTACGGCCGAGCTCTTTTTGCCCCAGCTTATACGCCCGCATCTCATCTTCTATTTGATATCGCCGATCCAGCTTGTTCGCGAAGTCCTGCATGAGATCGTCATATTCGCCCCTGGCGAAACCTGACAGTAAAGACTTAGAGAAATTGAAGTTGGTCGCGACCGGAGTGTTGGGACTTGTCGCCCCCAGCAAATCACCCATCATCTCGCTGAAGGAGCCGTATTCATTGCGCAGCCGACTCTGCACATTTTTGTACCAACCCGCGTTTTCGGCAACGAGCGCAGCGGCCACATCAGTAGGGTCTTCTTTTGCTCTACGCAAATAATCGACCACTTCACTCGCTACGTTATCAACGATCCGATTGAAAGCCGGAGATCCCACCTTGATCAGCTTGCCGGTCCTTTTGTCCCTGTTGTAGGCGTACTGAGGCTTCTCGGTAACGATCGATAGCTCTCCTTTTCGGTTCGCGGTGACTCCGCGGACCTCAACTTGCTCCCAATCAACAGATGGGTGGCGACGCTTCCAATCCCTGGCAGCTGCGAAGGCAACTGACTCTTTGATGCCTTCTCCCTCGATACTCTCCCTAATAAGTTCTTTTTCTTGTGCGGTGAGTCGCACATTCTTGGCGGTGCGCCGGGTGCCCCGATTGAAAGTGCTTGGCGGCTTGATCTCGAGCGGCGCATTAGGATCCGTCACTGAATCCTCCGCCATGCGTGACAGATAGCGCAGCGCGGTATCGAGCTGCCCCGCCTCCGCCTCCTCGGGCTGCGAGAGCGCCGCTATGCCAACCGTCGCGCTGACAGGCGCAGCGGCGCCCAGGATGTTGGCGCCCTTGTACTCTGGATTGAACGCTGCGGCCGTGGAGCGCAGATCCCGGGGGTCGAAAATATTTATTACCTCTGGCTCTGCATATTTATCTCCGTAGAGACCCGTGACCCCCGATTCTCTTAACTCTCGTTGAATGCGCGGTATATCCAGAGGCGTAGCATCAGAGAACTCTTTCAAGAATTCCGAATAAGGCATCAGCTCGCCGCGGTATGTCAGGGGGTACATCACTGCGCCCTGCTGCAAAACATCTCCGTCCGGCAAAAAAATAGTTTTTGGTCGATATCCAGGTTTTTGGTAGAAGGCTCTGGGGCCGGCACTTTCAGCGTAACTGCTCGCAATATCCGGCATCGGGGAGGTGTAAACACCGGGGCCCATCGCGCCCCCCACCGAAGGCTCAAAGGCTGAGATGTCAGCCCCCGAGCCATGAAACACACGCTTTTCGACAGGATCAAAATCCATCGAGCGCGCCCTCTCCAGCTTTGACGCTGGATCCCTAGATAAGTCTCGCGCTAAAATTTGTACCGCCTCGTCTTCTGGGATGACGCCTGCGGCTACGTCAGCAGCGAGATCCTCGGGGAGGCCATCCTCGAGCAGTCGCGCTATGCCGGTGGCGAATCTCATGCGGCTACCTGCTGCTCGGGAAGCCAGGTATCGCGGAGAATGTCGAGCCAATCATCAAATGACACCACAATTGTCACCTCCCCGGGCAAATCTGGGCGCAGCGCCTGGATCGGGAGGGCCACACGGATCGGTTGGTTGTTGAATTTCCAAATTAGCGCCGGCACCCGGTCATTTGCAGCCTCACAGGCTTGCTCCCACCAGTTTGACAGGAACCAACGGCCGGATTTGTACGCTTTACACTCGATTGCATAGCCAGGAATCTCGATATCACACAATTTTGAGGTCTGATACTGGTCCAAGTTGCGTTTTACGCGAGTCTCGAGGCCAGATTGCTCAAAAAAGGCGTTCAAACGCTTGCAAATGTCGCGCTCGAAGGCCGCGCCCTTGTTTCTGGAGTCTGCCATGTCGCGATAATAACCAAAAACACGGTAAAATCTAGGGCAGCGGGACTCCTTCAACGATTTTTCAGTGTCGGCTCCCTCCTTCGCCACCCATGATGCGGAATCCCTGACGCATTGGCGTTGGGGGGAGCCTCTTTTGTGCCTTGAATAATTTTTATAATCGTATGTACCAAACTCAGCTATAGCTACAGCGCTGCGGCCGCGCGCGCTGCGGGGGGTGCCGCAAAAAATCGCCTGGCGCCCTCGAGCTTTTTTTTCGGATCCGTAGAGACCCAGGTTTTGTAACTTCCTTAAATACATATTTACGTCAGTTACAGGACAATGCACCGCCGTGGTGCGCAAGATCGCGCCCACCGCTACGCGAAATTGCATAAGAACGCCAGCGCTTATGCCTTTTTGGGATTTTTTGGGGATTTTCGGGGGGCGAAAAGAGCGAGGCTCTTTTCGCTGTTTAAAATACTTTTTTCAGCCTGATCGCTGTCAATGATCGCGCTCACTAAAATCATTTGTCCCGCCAAGCAATTCGTTCAGCCTGCGCTTGATGTCATCTTTGGTCATGGCGTCAATATTCGCGTTGATATTCAAGTTTTGGGATCGCTGAATCGTCAGCCCTGCCAGCTGGTTCAGCTCCTTAACCGCGGACACCGCGGCGTTGTAAGCACCTGTCTCAAAGCTGGTCTCCGCTATCTTCCACAACATGCTGCCGGTCTTCTCGGGGGTGATCGCGTACTTCGCCTTCAGCTCATCCTG